TTATTCGACTCCCGCCTCGCTCAAAACGAGGCACAGGAGCCGCAATGGCACGAAACCGAATCCCATAAGGGAGGTGATGCCATTGCCGATGGGATGCGCGCAACCGGCGTGAGACATCACCCAGCCGATGCAGCAGGCGAACACCACGGCCCAGAGAATCAACCGGACCGTGAAGCCACGAGACAGTTCGTCGGGCTCGGGCCTCCTGTAGCCGCTCGCGTGCTGTCCGTAATCCTCGGCGTTCATCGTCCGGCCTCCGCATCGAGGATTCGACGGGCCAGGGCCACGAGCTCGCTGTGCGGGCCGCGCCACACCGCGTCCGTGATGCCCATGTCACCCAGACGCAATTCATCGATGCCATGGCTGAGAGCCTGATAGGAAAGGGGACGGTTCCCGTCCTCAGGGTTTGCGATGGTGAGTTTCTCGCTCATTGGTTTTTCCTTTTTTCGTGTTGGATCACCTCCCCCTAAGCTGGATATTGCGTACTACCAGCAATGAGAGGAGGTGAAAAAATGGACAACAGGACCAAGAACTATGTCGAGGTTGACGGCAATGTCCTTCCGGGGTCTCTTCGCGGTGTCATCGAACTGTTCGATGAAATCGTGGAGACGATAAAGGGATTGAAGCCCGGTGAGCGGAAAGTGGTGTACTTCGAGCTCGTTGAGAATAAATCGCTTGATCTGCCGGGAGGCACGATAGCCATCGCTCTGCACTCGGAATCATCCGTATCCGTCGTGGTCAATGATGATGGCTCCGATGAATACAAGAACTTCCAGAAACGCGTTTCTCAGAAGTAGGTTCGCGGACGTTCCGGGCAAACGAGGGTGTTCCATAATGTGCTTCGGCGTAACGGGACACCCTTCTGATTTCCCGGCGATTGTGGAGCTCCACAATCAGCAGGATGAACGAAACCACGAGATTGGTTGATGCGGCTGCGACACTGATGAACACAGTCATCACTTCACCTCGCTTTCGGCGAGCGCCGGAATGGTTGCGGTGCGGATGGGACGATGGGACGCATGATGCGGTAGATTCATCATGAATGCTCCTATGAGAAAGAAGTCGATGATGGTCACATGGTTGTGGAATCTGATACAGGGGGATTTCGCGCAGAACCCGACAGCCTGGATGGACTTGGCGATCACGGTTCTGGGAATCGTGCTCTCCCCGGTGGCGTGGTTCACGTCCAAATGTCTGGAGGGCAAAGCCGCGAAACGTGAGGCCAAGGATGCGCAGGAGAAGTTCGATGCCCAGCTTGAGGTGCTCAAAGGCCAATTGAAGGCCGCGAATGATTCGGCGGATGCGCTTCGCGCGCAGGTCAAGACGGTTGAGGATTCAGCCGATGCGTTGCGTGGACAGCTTGCCGCGCAGCGTACGCAGGCCCGGTTGGCCGAGGAGACCGCCAGTGTCCCGAAGTGGGACATATACCAAGTGCAGAACCTCAAGTATGCCGTCGCGAACGAGAACGCCTTTGATGCCCATGACGTTCGGGTGGTGCTTTCGAGCGGCAAGGAATACGAGCTGGGGAATATATCCAAGGGATCGTCCATCGGGTTCATGTTCATGGAGAAGGCGATTATGTGCGAGGACGGGTATGCCGACATCAGAATCACCTGGTCCCTTCCGGGTGAATCCGGGGAGCGTCATTCGGTGACGAAGCCGTCTCCTCAGTATCTGCACTGAACAAGGCGGCAAGCACATTATCGTCAATTCGCACGATTTTCCGATAGGAAATGATTTGCGGGCCGATTCCCGGGTATGTCTCGATACGCACCGGGTCGTCCGACATGTTCGCCAGAGTGTTTTCCGGTTCGTTGACGAGCGCGGCAAAACGGTGAATCTGATCGTTGTTCATTGAACGTAGTTCCACGACGGAGATGTCATTGCCCATCACTTCACCTCTCCTTCGGCGAGCGCTGGAACGTCTTTGGTGAATTGTGGCGGCAGGAGTTCCGACGGGGATTCTCCGATGGCTTCGGCGAGCGCAAGGATGTCATCAAGGTCGAAGCCTCGGTACCCCTTGAGCTTGCTGTTGAGACTGGAGTAGGGCATGCCAGACTTCTCCGACACGAATCGCTTCGTCATGCCTTTTTCGCGAATTTTTTCATCGACACGATTGCCGACCCATGCATTAACATTGCTCATGTGAGCAACGCTATAGCCAAGTTCGATTACTGTCAATGCCGGCGTGTCACAAATGTGCAATCATGTTGCAAATTATGAATTGCAATTGCCTTATATGAGATGTAAAGTACTCACATGAGCAAGATTCAAGATGAACGAAGCCATCGCTTTTCCCAGTTAATTGGGTTAGAGCTAAAGGCAAGCTTTGCGCGCCATGAGACATCCCAGGCCGATGTCGCTGAAAAATTAGGACATTCGAAGTCAGGGTACTCCCGTTGGCTGAACGCCAAGCCGTCAATGCCGATGGAAGCGCTCATCAACACCTGCGAACTGCTCGGCGTAGACCCGCGCGAAGTCTTCAACGCAGCCTACCGGCGACTTATCGAGGAAATGGGAGAATGCAAGACTGCGCTCGCTGGCGAGCGCCTTGTTGATGATGAGCAGGCGCGAATAGACGAAACACTCAAGAAACTCCATCGAGGAGACATGGACATCGTTGCCCTGGAAGACGAACACAAGTATGACGGTGATGGGGACGAACCAGCGTAATTCCCTCGAATTCGAGGGAATCGGAAAAAAGGGGGTCGATTTTGACCCTGTTTAAAGTCATCGAATTCGACACGTTTTAGAGAAAGAGGTTTTGAATCATGGATGATTCAAATAACCAGCAGGCCGAGATAGTCCTGTACCAGGCGGACGGGCGCAACGTGCCCGTGCAGGTGTCGTACTGGGGCGACACGTTCTGGATGCCACAGTCCGGCATGGCAGAATTGTTTGACACCAGCCAGCAGAACGTAAGTCTGCATCTGAAAAACATCTATGAAACGGGCGAGCTGCAGGAAGAATCAACTCACAAGGATTTCTTGTCAGTTCGACAAGAAGGCAGTCGCAACGTCAGACGCACCGTCGCCTTCTACAATCTCGATGCGATCATAGCGGTCGGCTACCGTGTCAACAGCAAGCAGGCCACCCAGTTCCGCATCTGGGCCACCGGCGTGCTCAGGGAATACGTCATCAAGGGGTTCGCCTTGAACGACGACATGCTCAAGAACGGGCGACCGTTCGGCCAGGACTACTTCCACGAACTGCTCCAACGTGTCCGCGACATCCGCGCCAGCGAGAAACGCTTCTACGTGCAGATCTGCGAGGTGTTCCAGGAAATCTGCACCGACTACGACAAGGACGCGCCCATCGTGCGCACCTTTTACAAGAACGTGCAGAACCGGTTCCACTACGCCGTCACCCAGCACACCGCACCCGAAATCATCCACGAACGCGCCGACGCCGGCAAGCCCCACATGGGACTCACCACATGGAAGGACGCGCCGGACGGGCGCATTCACTCGTCCGACGTGACCATCGCCAAGAACTATCTCAGCGAGGACGAGATCAACAAGCTCAACCGGCTGTCCAGCGGGTTCCTCGACATGATCGAAAGCCGCATCGAGAACATGCAGACCACCACCATGAGCGAATGCCTGCAACTCGTCAACACCTACATCCAACTGACCGGAGGCCCGCTCATGCCCGACATCGGCAAGGTCACCCGCAAACAGGCCGACGTGAAAGCCCGGGCCGAACTCGCACGATACAACCAGTCAAGCCCCGACCAATTGTCCGACTTCGAGAAGTTCGCCAGAGGATTGGACCAGAAATGACCGGCCTGCCGTTGTCGCCGCGCATGAGCTACGGGCAGATGCGCATGGCCCTGTACACTGTCGCACCCGACCTGCACGTGGCCAGCGCCCGCCTGCCCGGCAGATTGGACGGCGTCTACTGCCTAGCCACGAACACCGTGCTCATCGACCGGCGCATCACCTACACGCGCAAACGCTGCGCCCTCGTCCACGAACTCGTCCACTGGCAACACGGAGACGACACCAGCAACGGCTGCCGCGGCGGCAAACTCGAACAACGATGCAGACGCGAGACCGCGATACTGCTTATCAACCCGGCCGAATACGCTTTGGCCGAACGCATGTATGACGGCAACCCGTACCAGATAGCCGCCGAGCTCAATGTCACCATCCAAATCATCCAGGATTATCGACAGTGGCTACATGACAACGTGACTGTATAGGAAGAGGATGAAATGAAGAAAACGATTACACTTCTATGTTGTATGGCTATGGTTGTGTCCTTGGCCTCTTGCGGGGAACCCGCGCCATTGACTGAAGGACATGCCCTTACCGCATGTAAACGTCAAGCGAAAATCGAAGCGCCCAAAGGTTTTTACTACAAGCTCAGCAATGTGGATATAACCGATAATGATGATGGAACTATTCGCGTTATCTTCAACGATGCAACGGTTAATCAGTCTGTAGTCCAGACGGTCGTGTGTGACGTTGGAGGAACAAATGACCGGCCGTCGATACTGACATTTGGAGATATTCGCGGATTGAACAACGAGTCAGACAAGCAGGACACGAGTGAGCAACTAAAACAGCAGTCCGGAGAGAAATCTGGAGAGACGGCTTTTCTTTCCGCAACTGTAAAGATCATCGATGGTGATATTCAGATAAACACGAGCGGCAAAGTTGAATATAGTCCGCTGATTACCGTTTATTCCGTTACTGGCGATGAAGCCTCGTTCCTCCCGCTCGGGAATGATGCTAATACCATCGTGAAAGCAGACGGAAGCAAAACATCGATTTCTTCTTCCGACTACACATGGAAGTATGACCAAAAAGGTGATGCAACATTCAGTATCAGCCTTAACCCTGCCGAATATATGGGGATAAGTGACCCTATCGACAGAGTGGAGTTGGCCGCATATATGAGGTCAGCAAAACGCACAATAGGCAAAAACATCGTATTGAATTTCGATTAGAAAGAATTGCCCTATCGGTCTTGCACACCGATAGGGCGGTTGAAGATCCAGCTAGTTCAAGAAAGGAGGAACTTCGCCTCCCCATCATAGCCGATAGGCCTGGCGGAGCTATACCCGAAATGTCAGAAGAACGCGAGTGTGCTGCCGAAGTAGTTTCCGCGCTCCTGCGGGGTAAACTCCAGGGACAGCAGATGGTATTCCGGGTCGTCGGGATCCGGCCCCTCGTCCATGAATCCGAATCGTGTGAACAGGTCCATGCTGGGCTTGTTGCGCGGATCCACCTGGGTGAGCACGAGTGGCGTGCGGTTGAAACGCCAGGCATCGTCACGCAGGCGCACGATAACCGAGGAGAGCAGAGTGTCTCCGAGATGTGTGCCACGCACCTTCAAAGCGGTGGCGATATACGAGATCTGGTAGACGCCCTCATGCTCATCGGTCGTTTCCACGGCTACGCCGTATTCGCAGAAGCCGACCACGTCATCATGCAGGGGAATATCTCCGGATACGACAAGAAGCGTGCGCATGATCCCCTTCGGGGTCTTGCGCACGCTGAGGTCACGTATGTAGCGTTGCGGGTCCATCGCCCATTCGGGGCCTCCAGGTTCACAGCACAGGAACTGCCTGAGGGCCGTCTGATGGTCTCTGGAGCATTCGCGCTCAATGACGAGCTTCAGACCCATCGATGGTTTCCTTCCGGGCCTTTGCCCTGCGTTCCATGTAATGGCGGGCGCTGCGGGTCAGCTTCATCCATTTCTCGTCCACGGCGTTGCGTGGCTTGCCGTCCTCGGGCGGCACGTATGCCGGAATCGGCTTCACGCCGGTATCGGTCATGGTCATGGCCGTCTCCTTTCCGATTTTGGCGTAAAGAGAATATTTTATTAATTTCCCTGTTATCCGTCAAATCTCATTAAAACACATTAATACCAGTTAAAACACGTTAAAACCGAAAACAAGTATGAGCGAGTGAAAAAATCATGGCGAACATCACCAGATACAGGACGGCCAAAGGCGAAAACAGGTATCGAGTCCGCTATCGGAAACCCGACGGCACGCAAACCGACAAGAGGGGCTTCCGCCGCAAGATTGACGCGGAGACGTGGGCTGCGGAACACGTCACCATAGCCAAGGCCACCGGCAGCTACATCGACCCGGAAGGCGGCAAACAACGCATAGGCACGCTGCATGACCAGTGGATTGCCGAAAAGAAGCCGTTTTGGAAGGCGACTTCGGGTTCCAACATGGACAGCGCATGGAAATGCCACTGCGAGGCCAAATGGGCAGAACGGCAGATAGGCAGCATCACACACGCCGAAGTCCAGGCATGGGTCGGAAGCATAATCGATAAGTCCGGCGCACCATCCGTCAGCCGCCCATACCAGATCATGCAGGGCATATGCAGCATGGCTGTGCGGGACAAGCTCATCTCCTCCAACCCGTGCGACGGCATCGAACTGCCGAGACTCCCCAAACGCAAGGATCGCCGCATCTACCTGACCATTACCAGACTGCTGGCACTCGCCAACGAAGCGTCGAACTGCCGGAAGCTGGGAGAGGAGCGCCGGGCGCTCATACTGCTATTGGGCTTCTGCGGGCTGAGATGGGGCGAAGCGGCCGGATTACAAAGACGCGATCTCGACTTCGACGCCGGCATACTGCACGTGCGCCGCAACCTCGTATACGTCAACGCCAAATGGGCCGAGGGCACCCCGAAGAACCACGAACGCCGTGACGTGCCCATGCCCCGCATAGTCATGGACGCGCTCAAACCGATATGCGAGCAACGCGAACACGAGGAGCGCGTGTTCCGTGACGTGCGTGGAGGCCCTATCCGCAAGCAGAGCCTCGCCCGCGAGACGGGATGGTGGACGCACACGCTCACCCGTCTGGGCTGGAAGCGGGACGATTGGCCGGTGCCTCACGACCTGCGTCACACCGCCGCCTCGTTGGCCGTGCATGCGGGCGCGAACGTCAAGGCCCTGCAGAGGATGCTGGGCCACAAGAACGCGAGCATGACGTTGGACGTGTACGCGGATCTGTTCGACAGCGACCTTATGGACGTGGCCCGTCTGCTCGATGCCGCCGTGCAGGTGGAGACGGGCGTGGAAGAATGTGGGCAAAATGTGGGCAAAAACGTTTTGAAGCCCGCCTGA